AGAAGATATAAAAGAGATTGGTAGAGAACCTTTTAACAAGAAACTACTGAATACACAAGTTCAGACCTATGTTGATTCAGATGATGAAATGATTAACATTAATTTGAAGATTGGTTATCAAGATGAGCTTATTAAACTCCTAGAAGATATCGTGAAAACAATACACACAAGAAACTTTATCATTAAGAATAGTTTAGACTATCAAAGATTTATGAATGGTGGATAAAATGAATAACTTTAACGGTGAATATCTAACAATATCAAAAGATGTTTGCAAATACTATCACGACCACTTGGAACACTATATGCACATATATAGTCCTGAGTATAGATACACTACAGAAGAAGTACATGCAATGAGTGTATTGAAAGCTTTGATTTCTTTATTAGGAGAACCATTAGTTGATAGACACCATGATCCAGTTATTCACCCAGTACAACTCAAGTTAAATTTATGAGTGATGTACTTAGAATAATAAAATTAAATGAAGTAAATATGAGAGTGGATGCTGAACCAAGCATCCGTATGGAATTAAGTGATAAACTTACATTCATGGTACCAGGTGCCAAGTTCATGCCAGCTTATCGTAATCGATTATGGGATGGTAAGATACGATTGTTAAACGCAATGACTGGTGAGCTCTATGTTGGTTTGTTACCAGAAGTATTAGAGTTTGCAAAGACCCGAGGTTATGAATGTATTGTCGATGAAAGTTTATCAAAACAAGAAGACTTTACACTGAATAAGGCCAAAGAGTTTGTAAAAGATTTATCATTACCTTTTGAACCAAGAGATTATCAGTACAACAGTTTTGTTCATGCGGTACAAAACAACCGAGCACTGGTGTTATCTCCAACGGGTAGTGGTAAATCTCTTATAATCTATTTGTTGGCTAGATACTATGCGAAAAAAACACTTATCATTGTACCAACAACTGGATTGGTATCACAATTAAGAAAAGACTTTGTTACTTATGGACTGAATGATAAATATATACATACAGTAACAGCAGGTAGTGAGAAGGGCTCAGAAAAACCTATTGTTATTAGTACATGGCAATCTATTTACAAACAACCGAAGAAATACTTTTTACAATATGATGTTGTGATTGGTGATGAATGTCACCAGTTTAAATCAAAATCTCTTACATCAATTATGACAAAGTTGCTTACTTGTAAACATCGTTTTGGTTTTACAGGTACACTTGATGGAACACAGACACACAAACTCGTACTACAAGGCTTATTTGGTGAGATCAAGCAATTTAAGAAAACGGCCGAACTGATTGAAGATAAACATTTAGCACCGTTTAGAATTAAATGCCTTGTTTTAAAACACAAAGAAGAGGAAAGAAAAAATGTTGTGGGTAGAAATTATCAAGATGAAATGGACTACTTGGTCTCACACGACAGGCGAAATATGTTTATCACTAACCTTGTTCTTAGCCTTTCTGGGAATAGTCTCCTTCTTTTCCAGTATGTAGAGAAACACGGTAAAATACTATACGATTTAATCAAACAAACTGCGCCAGATAGAGATGTTTATTTTTTACACGGTGGTGTAAGTGCAGAGGAAAGAGAGTATGTACGAAATGAAATCGAGAAACGAAATAACGCTATTATCATTGCTAGCTACGGTGTTTTTAGTACCGGTATTAATGCTCCCAATCTTCATAATATTATCTTTGGCAGTCCTAGTAAGTCTCGTATTCGCAATCTTCAGTCAATTGGTCGAGTTCTTCGTGTCAGCAAAGGAAAAGATAAAGCTACACTCTATGACATAGCTGATGATTGTAAATACAAATCAAAAACAAATTTCACTCTTAATCATTTTATTGAAAGAATAAGAATTTATAAAGACGAAAAGTTTGAATACAAAGTATACAACATCGATTTATAGTTGACAAATGGTTACAAATGTGATATAATGGTACCCACTTATGAAGATACAATACCTAAAATTAATTTCTGGCGAAGATGTTGTTGCTCAAGTAGAAGATATTGATGAGACTTCTGAAACAATAACATTATTTCAACCATTCGTAATTTCACTTGCAAAGGTCCAAGGGTACCACCAATACACCGCACATCGTTGGAATTTATTTCTAGGTGATGATGGTGAAGATAAAGTTTCAATAAAAAGAAACATGGTGATTTTCAGTAATATCGCTAATGACTATGTGATGGAAATGTACTCTACTTGGATAAGACAAGATGATGAAGACGAGGACGATATGTCAGATATTATGCAGGAGATAAATGCCGACTATTTAAAAAGGATACACTAATGGCAAAGAACCACTATGTAAACAATAAAGATTTTTTTGCAGCCATGGTAGAGTTTCGCGAGTCTGTCACCGTCGCTAAGGCAGAAGAAAAACCAAGGCCTAGAGTATCAGATTATATAGGACACTGTATTAAAGAAATTGCTGTAAACCTAGCTAGAAAACCTAACTTCATGAATTATCCGTTTCGTGATGAAATGATCGGCGATGGTATTGAAAACTCTTTAATGTATATTGATAATTTTAATCCGGAGAAGTCACAGAATCCATTTGCATATTTCACACAGATTATATACTACGCTTTTTTGAGACGAATACAAAAGGAAAAGACGCAACTATATACGAAATATAAAATGATGGAAGATATGGATTGGCAAACTTACGAACAAGGATTAGGTGATTCACCAGTCGAGATAAGACACGAACATACCGACTGGTCACAAGAATACATTTCACAATTTATAGTAGATTTTGAAGCGAATAAAAGACGCGAAATAAAAAAGAGGAATACAAAAAATGTTAATACCAGCGCAGATTCAGGAGTGGGTGAATGAGTTAAATAATAAGCGTTCAAATGAAATGACTCGATTAAATTATCTTCAGAAGTTAGAAGATGTAAACACTTATGTTTATAGAGCAATTCGTAACTATAAGGGTAAGAATATGAAAAGAACAGGTAAAGCTGTGGAACCTTGGAAGTGAAAGGATACATTCATTTATTTGTGAATGGTCATTTTGTAAATCATTATCGGGATGGTATTGATATGAATGTGGAAGATTTAGTGATAAATGAAATGGTAAAAATAAAAGGTATTGATTACTTGGTGAAAAGAGTGCAACCTCTCGTTGTTGGTCCAAGAGCTATGCCAGTAACTTATGTGTATGTTGAAGAATGAAAGTAGCGCTTATAACCGATACCCATTGGGGTGCAAGAAACGATAGTCAAGTTTTTCTTGATATGATGGAAAGATTCTATAATAATGTATTCTTTCCTGAACTTGAAAAACAAAACATAAAAACAATCATTCATCTTGGTGATATTGTTGATCGAAGAAAGATGATTAGTTATGTTACACTGAATCGTTTTCGTAATGTATTTGTCAACCGATGCGTGACAGATGATATTGACTTACATGTGCTCGTCGGAAATCACGATATTCCTTATCGTAATAGTAATGAAATTAATGCGATGAGTGAGTTGTTTGGTTCTTATGCAGAAGATGGTGTATCATTTTATTCAGAACCAACTGATGTTTCTTTCGGTAATTTGAAGCTTACGATGATGCCATGGATTCACAATATGAACTATGCAGATTGTATGGAACATATTGCAAACACCGATGCTCGTGTATTGTTTGGTCATCTTGACTTGAGTGGTTTTGTGATGCATCAAGGTGTAGTACAACATCATGGTATGGATACCAAGCCATTCGAAAAGTTTGAGTTGGTGTGTTCAGGACATTTTCACCACAAGTCGCGTAAGAATAACATTCAGTATCTTGGCAATCCATTTGAACTGACTTGGGGCGACTTTAACGACGCTCGTGGTTTTCATTTGTTTGATACGGAAACGCTTGAGTTACAGTTTATTCAAAATCCATACCGTATGTTCTATAAGGTATTCTATGATGATACCGATAAAACGATGGATGAAGTGGTAGAAAAAGATTTTACAAACTACGAAAACACTTATGTAAAAGTGATTGTACAGAACAAATCAAACCCATATTGGTTTGATATGATGTTGGACAAACTATATAAATCTAATCCAGCAAATGTGAGTATCGTAGATGATAACAAAAATCTTGGTGAAATGGATGATGAAGAAATCGTGAATGAAGCTGAAGATACACTGACAATTATGCGTAAGTATGTGGGTAGTTCCAGTATAAATGTAGATGCGATACAATTAAATACATTACTCACTTCACTTTATAATGAAT